ATAAATTTTACAAACAAAATCAAACACAAATGGAAAATTTGAAAAATCATTTGGAAATTGATTTGGATTCGAACGAAACACAAATCATCGATAAAATCAAATCGATTGAAAATGATTTGGATTCGGCGAAAAATCAAATCGAAACCAAATCAAATGAAATCGAAACATTGAATGAAAGTGTTTCGACGTTGACAACGGAAAATGAAACGTTGACAACGGAAAACGAAAAAAACGTGAACACGATCGCGGAAATGGTTGTTGAAAATGCAATCAAAAACGGTTTGTTCGACGAATCACAAAAAACCGAAATGGTTGACAAGTGCAAAAACGACATTGATGGATTCAAATCAATCGTCAAAGCATTGAAACCAACACCGGCAAAAGTGATCAACACGATTGAACCGAAAAACGACGTTCCATCATTAAGAGAATTAGAAAAAACGAATCCATCCGAGGTTCAAAGGCTAATCGACCAAGAACCGGAAACATACAAAATGATGTATTCAAAACAATATGGTGTTGAACCGACATTGTAAATTATTAATAATAAAAAAGTAAAAAAAATGGCTATTCAAAAGGAAATATGGATCCAAGACATCAAAGAAACGTTGCATGAGGGATCAGAATTCATTTTAGCGGGATCAGATCATTCCGCATATGTTGACAACAAAACGGTTCACGTTCCACAAGCGGGATCCGCGCCGTCAATCGAAAAAAACAGATCAACGGTTCCGGCGACAATCGCGCAAAGAACGGACACGGAATTGACATATAATTTGGATGAATTCACAACAAATCCGGTATTGATCAAGGATTTGGATGAATTACAAACATCATACGCGAAAAGACAATCGGTATTGTCACAACACATCGCGATCATGAATGAAAGAATTGGAACGGAAACGGCGTATAATTGGGCACCAAGTGCGTCGGCGGATTTAGTATTAAGAACGTCGGGGGGTGCAACCGCAGAATTGCCACATGCAACCGCAACCGGGACAAGGAATTTGTTGACAAAAGAGGATGTCGCGAAAATGGCGAGAAAATTGGATTTGGACAACGTCGCAAAAAACGACAGATATTTAGTGTTGCCGACATCAATGTACTATGAATTATTCCAAGTTGACGCATTAATCAGAAAAGATTTTGGCGGTGCCGGTGACATTCTGAAAGGTGTTGTGAACGAATTATTTGGATTCAAAATTTTCATCAGACCAACGGTTGTGTCATATGACGAAGCGGTTGCGGGTGCAAAATTAGCGGTTGGCGCGAGTGCGTCGGCGACGGATTGTTTGGGTGCAATTGGATTCCAAAAAGCAAGTGTCGCGAAAGCGTTAGGATCAATCAACGTGTTTGCAGACGAGGACAAACCGGAATATTATGGTTCGGTGTTTAGTGCGTTAGTGATGCATGGCGCGTCGAAATTAAGATCGGACGACAAAGGAATCGTCGCAATGGCGCAAGGTTATTCGGCATAAATTGAAAATTCATGACCATGGATAAAATAAAAAAGGCAAAATCGGTATTGATGGACAAATTGTCCATCGACGCCGTTTGCGTTACGGTTGACGGATCAACGTTTGACGCAAAGGACGCAAGTTTTGCGGACGCGCATTCGCAAAGGTTCAAGGATCAATCAATTTTGGTTGTTGGTCGTGATGATTCATTTTTAAAAGCGAATCAAAATTTGTTTTTCAATGGATCACGATGGTCGTTCGAAATGATTTCGTCGGATGAACCAAAGAAACCATCACCGAAAAAACCGGCAACAAAAAAACCGGTCAAAAGGGGAAACAAATCGAAATCGTGAAATTGTTAAACAGATAAAAAATTCAAAAAATGGGATTGCCAAAAATTTCAATAAATAGGGGAAAAGGTGGTTTGGGACGACCATTGCCGGGAAAAGATCATATTTCCGGATTCATCATGCCGTTCGTTAATGCCAATTTGCCGTCCGGATTTGCGACAACATCGTTCGCAACAAGGACAAAAACATTTTTTTCAATAAGTGAAGCGGAAACGGCGGGAATTACACAAGCCGGGACAAACACAAAGGTGTTGTGGTATCATTTAGATCAATATTTCAAGAAACAACCAAAAGGTGAAATTTATGTTCATTTAGCGGATTCGACATCGTATGATTTTAGTGAAATTGAAAATTTGCAAAATTTCGCAGACGGAAACATTCGTCAATGTGCGTATTTTGATTATGGTGTTGATTTTGCGTCGGCAAATGCAAACACATTGCAAACAAGCGCGACAAACATGGAATCGGACAACAAACCGATGTCAATCATTTACCAAGCGGATTTCGAATCAATCGCAGACATTTCGTCGTTGGCGGATTTACGCGCATTAAGCAACAAAAACGTTGCGGTTTGTATTGGTGAGGATGGCGACGGTGCCGGTGCGGATTTGAGGGTGTCGGAATCAAAAACAATCGGTTGTGTTGGTGCGTTATTGGGTGCGGTTTCCGCGTCAAAGGTTCACGAAAACATTGGTTGGGTTGACAAATTCAACATGGTTGATGGATCGGAATTTGATGTTCCCGCGTTGGGATTGTCATCCGGGACGGTATTGGTTAAAGATCAAGCGTCATCCGCGTTGGATTCACTACATGACAAAGGATATATATTTTTAAGAAAACACACCGGATTTGACGGATCATATTTCAATGATTCATCATGTGCGGTTTCTGTTACGTCCGATTATGCGTTCATTGAAAGCAACCGAACAATCGACAAAGCGATTCGCGGTGTTCGTGCAAAAATGATCCCGAACATCAATTCACCATTGTATGTTCAAGACGATGGGACATTGACTGAGGATGTAATTTCGAAATTTAAGAATGACGCGGAAATCGCGTTGGAACAAATGGAACGTGACGGTGAATTGTCCGCATTTTCCGTGACAATCAATCCAAACCAAAACGTTTTGACGACGTCAAAAATCGCCATGGCGATCAAATTGGTTCCGGTTGGTGTTGCAAGGGAAATCGAAATCAATATCGGATTCGCGGTTTCAATTAGTTAACAAATAAAAACGGAAAAAAATGGTACCATTAATCAACGGGACGGCATATGATTTCGCACAAATAATCGTGAACATTTTGGGTGTTCCGGTTGCGTCCGTGTCGTCAATCGAATATGAAGAAACGCAAGAAAAGGTCAATAATTATGGCGCGGGAAATCGTCCGGTTTCACGTGGAAAAGGCGCGATCGAAGCAACCGCAACAATCGAAATGTCAATGAATGACATTGAAGCGATTCGAAATGTTGCGTTGGATGGATCGTTGTTGAATGTTCCATCATTTGACATCACGGTTTTTTTCGGAAATCCGCAGTCGCCACAAACGCATGTGTTGAAAAATTGTGAATTTACAAACGACGGAATTAGTGGATCCCAAGGGGACACGGATTTGAAAAAATCGTTTGAATTGGTTGTGTCGCATATCAAATTTAGATAGTAAACGAAACAACATATTTGTGTGATAAAAGGAAACCGGATGAATCAACACGTCCGGTTTTTTTGTAAATTTAAAAAAATCAAAAATTGGAACAAATGGAACAAATGGAACAAAAGGAAACAAAACAACCAACGCCAAAGGGCGCGAAATATGTTTTGGAAATTGAGGGTTTTAAGGCGTATTTAAAAGGGATCAACCGTGCCGTGTTGGAAACGGCGTTGGGATTGATCATGCCGGTTCACGGACAACCGAAATTGATCACCGCCGGTGAAATGATTTTGAATGCGTGTTGGATCGATGGTGATGACGAAATCAAAAAAGACGACGAATTGATGGTCGAAGCGTGTTTGCAATGCGTGTCATTGATTGAACGAAAATCCGCAGTAATAAAAAAGCTATAAGCGGACACGAAATTGATCAACGTGACGGTCACATGGAAATTCGCAAAATATCCGCATTATTGCGGTATTATTTTAAAATTGATCCGGACACGTTGGACGACGACATGTTCGCGAAAATGTGGAATGATTTGAAATATTGTTTGAAAATTGAAGCGGATCGCTACCAAATGACCGCCGGAACGTAAAAAAATAAGACATGGCACAAAACCGCGAAGAATATATAATTTCGTTAATTGACAAAGGTGTTTCGAAAGGATTGCGGGACATTCAAAAGGACGTGAACAAGGTTCGCGGATCAATGGATGGATTGCAAAAAAAAATCGGTAAACCGGGCGCAAAGGGCGCGTCGGGCGGTTTGTTGGGATCATTGGGTGGTTTGTCAAAAATCGTCGGTTGGGGTGCC